TCTAAAAGTGTTTGTGTTCCTAAGAATGAGTTTGAACCAGTCGTTGCAAAACTTCCGGTATATATACTTCCACCACCGCCAGGTATTGTTACTGATGCTGTTCCACTACTTACTGTTGCAGTTACACCAGCACCTATAAAATTAAATGATGTTGCATCTCCTAATATACTTCCTTCCTCTTGTACTGATACATTTCCACCTGCTGAATTGATTCTACTATCGAAAGAAGAAGAATCATTCTTATATTGAGAACCACTAAAGGTTTGTAATAAACCAATTGATGAACTATTATTACCTATGTTAATACTCTGAGTTGCATCTGTTTGGAATATACTTGCACTTAATAAATTAACACTAGCCGTTGTGGATAATGTGTTAATTTCGTTTTGTAATCCATCAGTTACTGCTTTAACCGAAGAACTAATAGCGTAAGATGAAGTTGCATTTATTAAACTATTAATTTGATTTTGTTGGTTACTATCAGTTGTATATATTGATGCACTTAATGCTACAACATTTGCACCACTTGCACTAAACGAAGTTGCAAATGCTCCACTAATTGAAGATACACTACTACTTAAAGAAGTTATACTTGCATTGCTTGCACTAAACGAAGTTGCTGCACTTTGTGAGTTTGCAGATATTTGATTACTTTGTGTACTATCTGTTTGATACACACTTGCAGATAAATTATCTACTGAAGATGTTGTAGCAAAATATGAGTTACTTACAATTTGTGATGCAGTAAATGCATTTAATGCTGTAATATCTACTGATTGAGTTGATACATTTACACCATTAAGGGTTAAACTACCAACTACTTTAACACTACCGCTTAGTATTTGTATATCACTTAATTCATCACCCAATTGATTTGAGCCTGATGAATATATTACTGATGCTGTTTCGTATATCGTTGTTAAGTTTATTATTGTTGCATTTGTTACATATAATGAACTTGCACTAATGTTACCACTTGCACTTATATCACCATTGATAGTTTGATTACCTATGAATGTGTTACTACCTGTCGTTGCGAATCTACTATGGTTAAATGCGTTTGATGCACTTAACTCTGAAATATTATTACTTTGAGTTGCATCTGTTTGATAGATACTACTACTTAATGTATTTATTGTTACCGCTACACTCGCACTATTATTTGTAATATTAAAATTACTTGCACTAATAGATGTTGCGAATGAAGAACTATTATTTGTTATTGCGTTACTTTGTGTACTATCTGTTTGATATATACTACTACTTAATGCCGTTACATTTGCAGAACTTCCTGTGATAGAAGCTGCTAATGATGCACTATATGCACTCGCACTTTGAAATGCTCCCCACGCTGATGCAGAAGCCTGTGTAATATTAACACTCTGAGTTGTATCTGTGAAAAATAAACTTTGAGATAATGCTGTTGTTGCATTAGATGCTGTTAGGGCGTTTGCTGTAATCTGAAAACTCTGAGTTGCATCTACTTGATATGCCGATGCACTATTATTAGTTATATTATTACTTTGAGTTGCATCAGTTTGAAATATAGATGAACTTAATGTATTAATTGAAGCGGTTACTGATGAAGTAGTTGCAAATATATTGTATGCTACTATCTGAGCTGATGAACTGACTGTTCCTGCTGGTATAGATGAACTTACAATAGCTATAATTCTTGTATCAAATGAACTACTATCTGCTTTATATTGAGAGCCACTAAACGTTTGTAATAAACCTACTGATGCACTAATACTAGCAGTAAAATCATTTGTTGATTGTGTGTATGAGTTAAAAGATGCAGTAGTTGCAAAGCTTCCTGTATATATTGTACTACCCGTTGCTGCTGTTATCCTGCTACTAAATGAAGCTGAATCAGTTGTATAGGTATCTTGATTGACAGTATTACCAATTGTAGATGTATTATATTGTCTTAATATATCAGGAGTAATTGCGCCCGCGTTATTATTCGGAAACGAACTCTGATTTAATGCTTCTAATTGTTGTTTAGTTAATCCCATATCTTTATGTTATTTTTATTATTATTGTATTGGTATTCCTATATCAAACCCATCAGAGAACCCAATACTAAATGCTCCTCTTAATGCGAAATCCTGTGAAGACTCAATTACACCAACACCTTGCTGTATTAGAGCACCTTCACAACATTTTCTGCTGTAAGTGTTTGAATGTAAACAAAGACAACTTCTTCTATTATTCTTAGGTGAACTTAAACCTCTCGTTGGTCCAATGTAAATACCGGAGTTAATTAATGCTCCAGCTCCTTTACCTCTTATTGTACTCCAATCTATTGACATTTGAATGTGTTTGTATAGATAACAAACACCTAAACAAATTTTATTGTAACTTAGCTTTAGCCAACATTTCGTTGTGAATTAAATCTTCTACTAATCCTTTATCACTTCTGAATGCTAATAGTAGTAAACATTGTTCTAATGGCAATGCTACTACTTCACCAATCTTAGTAATATCATTATTTGTTAGAGAGATGATTGCTGAATAACTTCCCCACTTTCTTGCAAAACTTGCCTGATGTTCTGAGGAATATCCGTGCTCGTCCCCAAAGATTTCAGGATACCGCTCAACAAGTCCCTGGACAAAGTAAAAAAAAACCACCACGCACCAAAGTGAATGTCCATTCCTAAATCTTTAAAGAATTCCCATTCTTCTTCGCCAGTGTACGGAGCAACCTCATATAACTTACCTACTCTCTTTGTGATTGGTCTATAAAGAATTGCCATAACCTTTGCCCAATCCTCTGTAATACCTGCTGATGTGTATTTAGTAATATCTAAGTATGCACCATATTCTATTTTAGATAAGTTAGGATAAAACCCATACTCAACACCTTTATAGAAAAAAGATTTTACTAATGGTAATTCAGTATTGCCTGAAAATGCAATCAAATCATTTTTAATTTTCATAAATGTTTCAGTATCTAACTTAAACATTATTTCAGGATCTATATTACATAAGTGATAGAACATAGTTGCTAATATTGCATCTTGCTCACCTTCGTATGCTTTTAAATCTGAACTTAACTCTAAATACTTACTCAATGGTATTGCTGACCAATTGGTTGGAACTTCTATTAGGATTTCTTTTTTCATATTATGCTTGGTATGTGTTGTTTGTAAATGCTTGTGATAACAAATATAATTTCTGTGTAAGTTTCTTTGTCTTAGATTCTTCGTTCTCTAACTTAGCACTCATTGCTATTACGTTTGCTCTCATTGATTCGTTTGCTTCTAATAATTCTCTACATAAATGAAACACTTGCTCTATCTCATCTATTGTATAATCTTTATCGTTTATCTTTATCATATTAAAATACGTTTATGGTATATTTTCCTTTGTTTACTGCCTTCTGTGATAGTTTCATCATACCAACATATCTTACCGCATCTATTAAGTGGTCTAATCCTCCTTCGGGTGAATCAGTTGCGTATCCGTGCTTATCTACACTCCATTGATAACCATAGAACTCATTGATTAAATTCTGAGAACGTTTAGTTAGATGTATTTTATAATTCTGTAATACACCGATACCAAACTTAATACTATCTGGTCCTTTCTTAACTGCTTTGGTATTCAATCCACTTCTATATAGTTCTTCGATAAGACGAGGTTCTGAACTGTCGCACCATATTTCTTCTCGCTCTATTCCTAACTTTTTTAATTTAGTTACTATATCAGATGTTACTAATCCTTTATCGTATAACATTTCTTCTAAATACAAATCATTACCATTTTTAAATACCGATACTAATGTAGTAGGGTCATTACTAAAACCAAAATCCATTCCCATTGCCACAAACTCACCTTCAAACTCATCGACAATATCAAATTCAAATATCGCTCTATCATTGGGAGCAAATTCACCTTTACCATATATCTTCCAATATTTAGGATTCTTTGTTTCTAATTCCTCAATTGCTTTTATAACTGATTGTTCTAAGTAGATGTTATCTCTGTATGTGGTAACGTATCTATCACAATCTTGCATTTGTCTAAGCCAATGATAGGGTGAGATAGTAGGATTGTATGCGAGTATGATACGGCCAGTAGTTCTGATAGATAATTGGAAATAAGATTCTTCATCAATCTCTGAGGCTTCGTCCACAAATAGTATATTACTTTTGATACCACGTAACTTATCAGCATCATCAGTAGAAATAAACTGAATACTACTATCATTAATTTTATAAATCCTATCAGTAATGTTGAAATTGTTTTCATTCCAAATGTTTAATGATTTTAATATATCGATAAAATCTTTCATTACCGTTCTCTTTAAGCTTGGAATTGTTTTACGAACTATTGTAATTGTTTGAGATTCCTTAACTGCTTCTGTTATTAGATATTGTAGTATTGCGTATGTCTTACCACTTCTCGTTCCGCCAATGTGCTGTGTTACTCTATTCTTTGCATCTAAAAGATGTTCATATGTTATGGTTGTGTTAATCGTTACTTCCATCGTTAGAACCACTTTTATTTATGTTAATACTAATCTGTTGTATCTTTTGTTCTATCTCTGCTTTCATTTCAATTCTACTCATCTTAGGAATATGAAACTCCATTAACTTAATTGCTAAATCAACTGCTGCCTTTGGGTCCTCTTTAATTAACTTATCTAATATAGCCGGCATATTATCCAATACTCTATTAGTTGCTCTCGCAATACTTAACTTCATTTGTTCGGTTGACCTATTAGGTGCTCCCGGTGGTCTTCCCTTTCCGTATTTATGTCCTAATTCAAATCCCATATTATATTATTTGCACATTATTTTAATGTATATATGAATATATAACAACTTACTCTGCATTTTGTGTTGAAGGACTTTGTTCTTCTTTTTCTTTTAACTCTTTGTACAATCGATTATATTCTCTTTCTAATTCGTCTAATTCTTCTATACCTAATGTACTTTTAATTTGTTCTACGATGTTTTTAATTTCTTCTTGTTTCATAGGAATGGATTTTCTATATTTTGTTTTAAATACTCTTTTACTTTTTTAATGTGTATAAAGGATGTGCTATTAGAGATACCTATTGTTTCTGATAATTCTTTTAAGGTCATTTGAGGATTTGTTATCCAAAAGATTTCATATAGTTTACTACTCGTCCACATATTAGTATTATGTAAGTTCTTTACTTCTACTATTACTTGTTCATATGCTCTATCTAATTTCTCATCGAACTCTATATTGTATTCTGAATCTACTATATTATCTTTGATGTCCGCAGTATACCTTATCTTTTTATCCCGCTTTACTTTGTTTAAGAATCTCGTTTGTAAAAAGTTAATACAATACAAAAGGTTAAATGAATCTTTGTACCATAACTTCTCTCTACTTTGTTCTCCTAAGTAAACGTAAAGGTCTTGTACTAAATCTTCTGCTACTACTTCGTTTTTAGTTATGTTATATGCAGTACCCATAAATAACTTATGATGCTTTCTATATAGAACATCTAATCTATCTGTGTTTTCTTGCATACTGCCGGTACTAAACAATTTCTTTCTCCTTAATATAATCTCTTAAATACTTTACTGCTCTACCCCAATGAGCACCCGCACTACCGCAAGTGCAAGGTCTATTCTCATTCTCACCTCTTAATCTATTGAACAAATCCCAAATATATGGTGCTAAGTTCTCAGGTAGATGATTACCAATACTAGCTATTGTATTTTTTAGATTAAGATATTCTTCATCTGTTAATGGTACAATTACTTTCTCTCTCATATACTATTTCTTTTTATCAAAAATTCTTTTTTCTAAATCCGTTTTTCTTAATGGAATAAAATTAGCTTTTTGTTGTTGTGGTACACTTTGTCTTTGTTGTTGCTGAGGAATATCAATAGGATTCTCTAAATTAAGAAATGGTTTAAGATGTTCTATTAAGGGGTGATTTCCTGGATAGGTAATGCCAAGTCCACTTAATACAACCATTAAATCATTTACCGATTGTAGACGTGAGAAATCTACCATATAGCATTTGTTTTCTTGAATTTGATTTGTTTCACCATTTAAGGTACTTTGTACTTCTATCATATTTTATTTTTTATTTTCTTTTTAGTATTGTTAATCCATTATTGTTTGTATATCTTTCCCTTATCTCCCACTTACCTTCCTCAATCAATTCTTCAATTGCCGGCCATATTCCTATCTCATCCATTTTACCTTCATAACTTTCACCGATATGTTCATAAGATGTAGTATCGTGAAAGATAATATACTTTCTTGCTTTATGGGAATGTAATTCTAATTCTTTCTTTAACTGATTGTAATTGTGTAGGGTATCTATAAATAGTAAATCAGTTTCCCTTATTGTTAGTGCTGTTGTGTCTGCCAATCTAAAATCAAAATCTATTCCTTCTGAATTTGCCCATTGTATTACTGCTTCTATTCCGTTTGCCCAACTGATATCATAAGAAATCATTCTCTTTGGTTCACCCATTAATAGAGCAAATGTAGATACAATATTTCTTACACCCATTTCAGTTATGTGCTCACATTCACTCGCGTATTTCATTAGTGTTGGTAAGTGTTCGTTTATATCGGATGGTTGTTCACACAAACGATTGTAGTTTTGGGTTATGTTACTCATAATTTATTTTCTTTTTCTATTTTTCTTTGTTCTGCTATACTCATTGCACTTATATACTTCATTAGATTATCATCCGCTAATATCCTATACATTTGCTTACTGATGAATTCTCTTACATCTTCTCTA